TGACCTGCTTATTCGCACCTTCCCTAAATGAGGATTTAATGGAATTTCTGGAATAAATGATAATGTACTATAAGCAGGACTATCTTTGCTCTGATAGAAATCACGACCATAATTTATATCATGAATTGTATTTTTATGTATATTTGGAGAAACGCAACGTCTAAGTATGCATGGGAAAATTTCGTTCCCGAAATTAACGTACAGATGAAGTTTATCATCAAGCCATGCCTGAACAAGTTCATCAACTTCTACACCAAAAAGTGCAGAAAACTTTTTCAATGAATAATATGATCTTGCCATAGCACCACTTACCTGAAATCCAAGGTGTAAATGCTCATTTTACACATAACCGAATAAAAAAATAAGTACTTATTTATAGATTTGGTGATGTGAAGAACTCATTTTTCTGTTTAAATTTTAAACTTAATTAAACTCAAATAAAGCAACACCTAAAAAAGCAACACCTAAATAGGTCCGCCTAATGCCGCTACACCTGCCGTTTTATGATGGGCGACATGTTGCGTATGGGAAACATATTTCAAGCCCGATGCAACATGGTTAGACATAGGAAACAGCCCTAATACCTTGCCCTGCAAGGGCTGGTCGAAAGCGGATTACTATTCCGCACAGCTATTTAGTTTCAACAATTAAATGGCACGGATTACTTAGCTTATGCTGGCATAACGTTGACCTATTGTTCATTATCCTTCAGCCCGCTTGTAGGGCGCCCCTATCCGAACTAAAATCAGTGCAGCAAAACGAGGGCTTCAAAATGACAAAAAAAACAGCACACAGCCAGATCACTAAAACTCAAATCTACCGTTCCGTTGCCAGCTCAACCGCGATCGAAACGGGTGTTTCTGTGCAAAAAATTGAGCAGCAACTCAAACAAAACCAGGCACAGGCGAAAGCTGTTGGCCTCGCCCGTTAATCTGGCAATATATCGCTCACCAGTTGCATCATGGGGCTGTAGTTCCCTGATACGCCTGCCTGTATTGCCTTGAAATAAAATGGCTTGTGCTCATCCCACAGGCTGTAGTCCAGTAAGCCCTTCCCCGCCAGAACCGACAACACATCGCAAAGCAGTCTCGACAGACGCCCGTTACCTTCTCTGAATGGATGGATCAAAATAAATTCCACATGGCATTCAGCCAGATAACGAACCAGCTCCGGACGAGCTAAGAATTTCAGTTCACCAGACCGGGAAAGAAACTGCTTCTCGAAACCATCAAGAAGAAGCGGAATCCTGTCGGCAGCGGCAAACTGGAAGCCGTCTTTTGTCAGGTTGGCATTACGCAACCTCCCCGCCCAGTCGTACACATTCCCCAGCCATTGACGATGCCACCTACTGATGTGCTCAAAAGCCAGCGCCTCAGGCGGCTGGCTCTCAATAAATAGCTGCTCATACAGCATCAGCAGCAAGCCAGACTCCAGTGTATCCATTTCCTGTTCATCAATGATTCCCAGCTTATTAGCCAGCACCAAGTCTCCAGAGCCCGGCTGATACCGTTCTTCCGCTGAATTAAGCTCATATTTTGACAAGCTCTTACCTCCGCCCAAACAAGTTAACAACGTTGTTTTCCTGCTGCCGTTGATAGTTATTAACCCGAACTTCCCAGATCTCAAGCGCCCTGCGCTTTTCAGTCAGATAATCATAGCGGTCATAGTGTTTCGAGCTGACATCATTTAAAGCGTGATTCTGAATACGGTCACGGATCTCTTTACTGATCCCCGCCTCCCCCATCAGCGTTTTACAGGTCCGGCGTAAATCTCGCGCCGTGAAAACTTTAAACTCAGGATTAAAAGCACGGAAATACATGATGGAACGGGCCAGGCTATCGGTACGTACCGGGCGCTCACCGTTGGTTGATAGCGGGAAAATATAGGGACTGTTACTTTCCTTAGTCAGCTCTTTCACTGAGGCTAATTCCTGTAATGCCGATTCAGTCAGTGGGATCAGATGCTCACGCTTGTTTTTCGATACATCGGCAATGACCAGTAACGTCTTTTGCTGCCAGTCAATCGCGCTCCACTGGCTGGCAATCATTTCGAACGGACGTTGCCCGCCAACGTAAGTACAGAAACGAATTAAGTGTTGCATCAAGGGACCCACTCCTGTTGCCTCGGAGAAATGTTCCATGACAAAACGAAGCTCTTCCAGCACTAACCACGTATCACCAACTTTTTCCGCCGAAGACTGTTTCGGTATGGCCGATACCGGGTTAACTTCAAGGCCGAACGTAACACCCACGCTGGTATTCATCGGATCGTTATCAGCTTTCAGACCGTAGTTAAATGCCGCCATCAGGTAAGAACGAATTCGGTTCGCATGGACCACCGCATCACGCTGGATAATGCCTGAGAGAATGGTTTTGATCTGCAGAGGCGTCACGTCCTTCGCTTTGGTATCACGAGGAATAACCGAGTAGCACTCTCTTTCCATGCGCTTCAATACATCAGCCCACGTCCGTTTGTTGTCGAGCTTCATCTTATTGACGTAACCATGCACCAGTTCTTCAAACGATCCCTGAGAACGATGCAACTGCATGATGTGCTGTTCGGCCAGGCGCTGCTGCTCAAGCTCTTGCTGGGGCTCTTTTCCTTCAACAAGCCAGGCACCATACTTTTTCGCCAGCTCATTGGCCGTCACCAGTTTCATCTCAGGCCAGATGCCCAACTGGATGAACTTCTCTTTCTTCCCTTTCTCAATGTAATAACGGAAATAAAAAACTTTGCTGCCCGAAGGCTGAACCTTAACGCCAAGCCTGCCAGTACCACGTTGAGCACTGTTGCTCCACACGTAGTACGCCGTGCTTTTTGTCTTCAATCCACGTATAGCAGTCTCGGTAAGATTAGCGGCCATGAGTTTACCTTTCTGAGAATAAGCGTTACCTGACCCGATGCCCATTTCGGGTCAGGTAACGGGTCAGGTAAGGATAGTACAATGGGGAAATGAGAGAACCAATCAGAAACAAAAACAACCTCATAACTGATTGATTATAGACAATTAAAAACACAAATAGAGACAATGGCGAACAATTAAAAACATGCCAATTTTATGACTCATAATCGCTTGGTCGCTGGTTCAAGTCCAGCAGGGGCCACCAAATTTCAATAGGTTACATGAGTTCTTAGCTTTTAGCTTTTCCTAGGATACCTATAGGATACCTGAGTCAGGTATTAGTGAGTAAATCCAAAAGGCATCCTTACTTACAAGATCGATAACCTAAGCTTTGGTGATCTTCATGGATAGCTTACCCGAAACGCTACGCGATGATTTAGAACGCGCTCTAGCCTTACAGAACACCCTTTTAGATAGAGCGACAGGCAAGGGCGATGATGAGTTTGCTTATAAACAACTTCGCCATTACTTCATTAACTTGACCTCCATTTCTGACCTCCTTCCCCAATTCATTCGGACATGCCGATCACTTAGCCAGTTTTGGCAACATATAAAAAAAATAGAAGGCTATGCCCAAAGACGGGAGGCGATATGGGCTGAGTTTCAGCCTCTTTTAGATCATCTAGAAGAAAAAAACACATTTCCTGCCGATACATTTATTACTGAAGGACTGAGAAGCTATGATGAAGCAGGGGTGAATGAAGCATGGTCTAAAGCATTAGACAGGCGACTAACAGATCCGGAAGGCGCTATTACCTCATCACGGACATTATTAGAGACTGTATGTAAACATATTCTGGATGATATTAACGTTTCATATGACAGAAATTTTGATATGAGTGAACTGTACAAACTCGTAGCAAAAGAGCTAAAACTTGCTCCAGACCAGCATTCAGAACAAATATTTAAACAAATTCTTAAAGGTTGTTCTTCTGTAGTTAATGGACTAGGAACTTTGCGAAATAGATTTGGAGATTCTCATGGGCAGGGTAAGAAACCAGTTAAGCCATCTGATCGCCATGCGCTTTTAGCTGTGAATCTAGCTGGTAGCGTTTCTATTTTCTTAATCCAAACATGGAAAAACATGAGAAAAAATTAAAAAGTTAAATTGGGAGGCCGGTCAAGCCGGCCATCCACATGAAGTCACTCAAATAGATCCTTAACAAATCGACCTTCTTTATCTAAGTTATCATTCTGCCAACCTTTATTAATTCGATGCACAGAAGGAATAAATTTCCAAATGCGAAGTTTATGGGCAAAATGATTTGTCGAATCACCACTAATACCAGTTGATTCGAACCAATTAAAGGCTTTAGACCCTCTTGTTTGTGCATCAATATATTTTATCGTTTCGTAGATATACTTAGCCATTTCTAATTTTAACTTTTGCTTGGCAGTCATTCCCCTTTTTCCATTTGGCCTACGCAAATGGAATTTATTACCATAGTATCCAGCAGCCCCCATCATGAGATCGCACACCTGCAAGCGAATAGAATTTGCACTATTTTCATATGTAACGTTGAGCGTGATGTCAGGTCGACTCCACATTCTTGGCAAATTTTCAAGAAAATCTTTCAGCCTAGTTTTATGCTTTTCGCTTGAATGCCCATCAAGTCTGACAAGAATACTGCTGCCTTTGGCGTCTACAGGAATATGTTTACAACCAAACATATTTTTTAAGTATTGATAATAAAGCTTGAATTGTATATCCAGTTCGGTTTCGTCAGGCTCAGCATCATGATGATAAGCTCTGTCACGAAACATCTGACGATATTTAATATCATGATTTAAAATATGGAACTTTAAACAGTCAATTAATTCTTTATAATAGTCTTTATTTTTTAAAGACACATTCGACCATTTGACCTCTTGGGTTATGTTGTGTCTCAATTTAATTTTCGTAAGGGCTGTCTGTAATCTATCAACATCAGACTCAGATCCTAAAATCCCACCAAAAAAGCAATGATACCGGTTTGGGGGGGAGTGCTGTGAGTCCAAGCTTCATCTGCAAATATCTGATATTTGGCCACTTTTTTCTCCAAAAAAAACCCTGCCTCCTTAAGAGCGCCGCATGTCGTACAACATGAAGCTCGGGAGTCAGGGTTCTTGTACCTATACTAGACGTTAATACTACGGAAGTCTAGCAAATCTTATTGGCCTGATTCGCCTGTTAGCAATGATACTAACGTCAAAAAAAGAGTTAATCTACCGTTTCGTATCGACATCTTTCGCTGCACCTCATCACTAGATGCCAATAAATCTCGAGAGTCTTTCCTTATGCTGATGACTCATATCAAAGGCAAAATCCTCATGCTCAGACTGGAAAGTACCGAACGCCATCAACGCTGATACCGCCGGGTCGATCTTGTTAGCGGATTTCTTCTTGTTAGGCTTGATATTGGCGTTGGCGTCGGACTCCATCACCACGTTACCCATTGCCCAGGACAGAACAGGATCGCCACGATGACGCACAACCCTGCGGTTGACGAATACCTCAAAGGATTTCGCGACCGGGCTGAACCTGAGATAGGTTTGCGCGAACGGCTCCACATCGAGACCGGCTCCCTGAAGCTGAGTGCGCAGATGTGTGGCGTTCCAGGTATCGAAGCCCACTAGCCTGATATTGAAGATTTCAGCGTCGCGCAGGATATCGTCACGAATGCGGTCATAGTCGATACAGTCGCCGGGTGTGGTGCGTATCCAGCCCGCTTTCACCCACTGGCGGTAGATAGCGCGGTTTTTGTTGGCGACGTTAAGCAACTGCGCTTCCGGCAGATAATGGCGGGTCAGCAGGCGGATCTCCCTGTCGAACGGGAAAGCGTAGCTCACGCTGGTGATATCGCTGGTTGAGGACAGGTCAAATCCTGCGTAGCACTCCATCCCTGCAAGATCTTCTTCGGTATAGTCGAGCGCACAGGCGTCCCATGCACCGGCACCCATCCAAGGCGTAGAGCCCTGACACCAGATATTGAAACGTTTGGTCAGCATTTCCACCCACTGCGACGGTATGCCCCGCGCTTTCTGGAGGGTGGACTCCAGTTTCGCCGCGTCAACGGACACATGCAGGTTAGGGTTAGCCTTGATCCACATTTCAGGCTGCTCAACCTCGCTTTCGTCGTCCAGCTCGTAGATCAGGACAAACAGCGAATCGTTACTCTCCTCCCCGGCCAGAATCTGGCAGCAGTAGTCATAATGCTGTTTGCAGGCGGAGACAACGTTACTTCCGGCGGTCGTGATGGCGAACAAAATCGCCTCCGGTCGTGCGCCCATCCCCAGCTCAAGCGCTGAATAAACGCCGTTATCGGGGTGAAGGTGGTATTCATCGACAATCGCCAGGCTGGGGTTAGTCCCCTCAATGGTGGCCGCTTTCGCCGCCAGCGGCTTCAACAGGCTGTTGCTCTTTGGATAAATGACCTTGTGCGCCTGAATATTGACGCGCTTTTTTAGCGGTTTTGACAGCAGGCACATCTGGCGGGCATCGTCGAACACGATTCGGGCCTGATCCCGGCTCACCGCCGCCGTGTAGATATCCTGCTGGCCCTTCTCCATTACCAGAAACCAGTTAGCCAGCATGGCGGCCACGGTGGATTTGGCGTTCTTACGCGGCACCTCAATAAAAGCGCTGCTGTACTTCCGGCGGCCTGATTCTCTGACTTTAAAGCCCAGCAGGTTAGCAAAGGCAAATTGTTGCCACGGCTCCAGTTCAATAGGCTGGCCGCGCAGCGGTCCTTTGACGTGAGGACAGAGCCGGGAGAACGCAATAAACCGCTCGACGGTCGCCGTATCGAACTCATAACGGGGATCATTCAGGTCTGAAAAGTACCTTTCCACAGCCTGTTTTACGCGCTTACAAGCCGGAATTTCGCCCGTTAGTATCGCGTTTGCGTACTCACTCCAGACGGTCAAGCTCGTCTTCCTCTTCCGTTTCCACCGGGTTACGGCGGCGGCTTACCGGATCAAAGCCCAGCAGCGACGACATTTTAATCATGATTTTTTCAGCATCCGCCTTTGCACTCAGCGCCGGATTTCGGCTCTCACCGCCCTGGCTGTTAATAATGCTGAATCCACGGCTGGCAAGGTCTTCCACGGCTTTGCGGTACAACGAATAGTTGACGCAAAAAAGCTCAAGGTTATTCCAGTCGGCGGGAGTCAGATCCCCGCGCTCCGCCAGTTGCTTCGCCTTTGCTTTCCACTGCTGCGCGGCTAGCTCATCAAGGTAAGCTGGCGGTTTTGGTGGTCTTGCCATAAAAATTTCTCGTTTCCATCGCGTTTTATTTTCAAAAAAATTACCGAGCGTAAAAATTTGAGGGAGCGGGTGGTTCCTCGCCGGGAGGGGGTTGTCTTTGAAACCTCCCCCACCCCGTTCACGCTGACTCATGTATTCCTGTTCACTCATGAGCAACCTCATAGACCCAGTCGTTGCGGCGCTGCGCTGCTTCTTCCTGTTCCCGGAACATTCCGGCTTTACGCTGCTGCTTAGTTAGCGGGTCCGTTGTGGCTGTCTTGCGACCATGACAGGCAGCACATAACGGCTGGTGGTTACTGGATGGCCAGAACAACACATCACCTTCGCCCTCAATAGGTATGATGTGATCAACGATAGTTGCCTGCTTATAGACGCCAGCACTATGGCAGTGGGCGCACAGCGGATTAGTCTTCAGAAAGAGGAGCCGGTATTCTCCCCATCGGTTGGAGTAACCGCGTTCTGTGCGTGTGCCTCGTCGGCTATCACTCTGCCGTTGTGCATTCCGTTTGTGTTCATCACATTTGCCGGACTTTACCCGTTTATTACATCCGGGCTCTGTACAGCGTCGTAAAGGTTGCCATGGCATTTAATACACTCCAGGTTCCCGGTAGTAGTTCCACAATGACGAAGTGCTAAAGGGAAGCTCGGACGTTTTTTCCGCCGCTATTTCCCGGTGCTCATACCAGTGACCGACCAGTAGCAGACACCCGACCTTCAGCGCAGGATTAAACTCGAGTCCGTCATCAAAACGCCTGCCGATATGTTTCTGGCAAATCTCCAGCGCGGCGACGATATACCCGTTTATCAGGGCGTTCTCATCATCCCCGTCGATGCGGCAATGCAGTTTTACTTCTTCCAGAGTTATTAATTCAGCCATTGGCCACGCCTCCTTTACAAAGGAGCTCAAGACTGGTGCGGTCGTTATCCGGGAGAGCCGCCTCTATACCGTAAATATCACCACTGACTGCGGGTGACAGATATTTCACCCTGTGTCCCTGCTTAACATCACTGCGATAGCGTATCCATATTCTGACTGTGGCCTCAGAGGACAACGAACCGGTAGCCAGAAGCTCCCGGCCAGAGATACCTTTTACCTCAGCCCAGATCGTGGCGTAGTCCACCCAGCGTTTTATCGGTTCTCCCAATGGCCCCTGACTTTGTTCATAGCGCTGCAGCGTTATACGATGTTTTAATCCTCCGGCTCTCATTCGCTACCCTCCTTACTTTTATTGTTATTTACTTCGATCTGCTGCTTCCATGCCTGGCTGAATTCGTCCCCACCTTCACGCGGTGGCATCCCCTCACGTTCGCGGGCTTCATTCGGATTCATAATCCCGTTTTTAATACCGCGTTCGTAAGTGGCGTAGCGTTCGGTTGGTGTGGCGCGGAGAAGGTCAGCAGAATCGAACTCAACCTGGTAACGGGTACCGGATGCAGGACGGGCCACCAGCAAAGCGGATTTGATTTGTTGTTCGAAATTCGCCAGCCAGGGACGCATGGTCATTGTGAGAAATGCGCGGCTCGCTTCGCTGAAGTTGCTGTAGGTACTGTTGCTGTATTCCTGAAGAAAGATCGGAGAAACATTAAACATACGGGCAATGTCTTCAATGGAAAAACGCCGGGAAGCCAGCCATTCAGCATCCTGATTACTCATGCCCAATTTTTCGTAATCCATTCCTCCTTCAAGAATGGGCGTTTTCCCGGCATTTCGTGCACCCTTGTACCGCTCCAGTGCATCCAGTGCTTTTTTACCGTTCACGCCGTCAAGCCAGTCTTTTGCTTTGACAATGCCCGCCGCCATCATGCCCTCTTTCATGATGTTAGCGCCGTGACGCTGCTGGGCCAGTCCAAGGCCCAGCGCTTCCCGGCAGATGGTTATCGGTGAGCGCCCCAGAAAACCATCGTCCGTGGCATAACGCAGATGCAGAATCTCTTCCTGAAGATAAGTACGGGTGATTCCGCTAAAGGGTTCAGTAATAGTGTATTTGTAACGGTGTCCGGACAGACGCTCCGGAACTACGGTCCCCGGTGCATATGGATGCAATGATTCAGGCTGTCCGTCACGGCCCCAGCGGATCACCGCATAAGCGTTACCGTTCAGCAGACAGTGCCGCATCATCGTGCGTTTAAACTGGTACGGTGTCTGACAGTCGTTCGGCTGCTCATTCAGCAGATAATCAACCGGGTGATTACTCAGCCACTCCCGCGCCTCACGCCCTTTATCATTCGTTACCCGGTAGAGATAACAGGGCATAGTTGCCACTGCTTCACTGATGACCGATACGGCGTTCATGACAGCCGGCAGAGATTCCGCCGTCCCCGCAGATACATATTCGCCGGATCCGGTATTAGGTATGCCCGCCATCGCCAGCCATTCATCGATGGCCATGCTGCGTTGTTCTGCCTTACGGCTGAAAGGCCAGAGATTCCACATATCAGACCTCCACCAGTTCGGCCCAACGTCGGCGGTTATCACCCACCCGGCGTAACTCCGGATGCTGGGAAAAAAGCGAGCGGTGTGCAATTTCCACGCCGGACTCCGGGTAAGCAGGCAGAGAAGTGATCGTAATTTCACGCAGTTCAGCAGCGGTGACGGTACGCAGATAAGGCGACTGGGTAATATCCCAGTTTTCTTTCAACGCCCGGAATCCAAACGACATGCCTTCTATATCGCCCCGTTCCACCAGCTCCAGCACATCATTACCTAACTGTGTATTGGGTGGCGTCAGTTCAAATCGCAGACCCATATCATCTTCTGACAGTATCAGCGTGCCGGATTTGGTACGCCCCAGCAGTTGCGTATAGTCATGTTCAAATAAACAGCGCACATCTTTACCGGAAGTGAGATAGCCGGAAAATGCCCCCGGCGTAAACTGTTCGCGGAATTCGTCCCAGATGATTTCTGACAGGCTGTTCCAGCGCACCGCATAACCCACCAGCCTGCGCTCTTTGGCGATGAGTTCTGAGGTGCGGATTTCAAAATTAACGGTATCCATAACGGACTCCATAAAGACCAGAAAGGGGCCGAAGCCCCTGTGAATTATTTGGTGGAGGAAGCGGAGATTTCGAGCAGCTTGATGGCGCCGGAATCAACCACACCACCGCCCAGGTATTTATCCGTATGAATTTTGATAAAGCCCGGTTCGGTGATGTTGTCCGGACGGGTGCGGGTGCCTGTCTCATGGTCTACGATGAAATAGCCACGTTTAAAGTCGCCAATACAGATCAGGTTGTCCGGCATGGTTTCGAGATATTCAACAGGGAGGCCCAGCAGCGTATCCGGATCACCTGCCTGTAAACGGTCGCGCCAGATGTAATCCCCGTTACCGTTTTTCAGTTTCTGAACGGAGGCCGCCATATTGGAGTTCATCACCCATACAGCATTTTTTCGGTATTTCGCCCGGAGTTTAAATTTCAGATCAATCAGTAAATCGGCATTTAGTGCAGCACCTGTGACGGACTGAAGCGTACCGAACGGGCGGGTTTTGTCTCCGTCCTGGCTGCGGGGATAAGAGAGAAAACCTTTCGCTTTTTTCACGCCGTCGCCGGATGCCAGATCCGTTTCTTCGGTATCAACGAAAGCATCGCCAATTTCAGAGGACAGCCAGCCCATGATATCCACACCAGAAAAATCGATGATTTCCTGTGTAGTCTTCGGATAGGTGTAAACCGGGAAGAGTCGGATACTGACTTCTTCCAGTTTCGGCGTAGTTGTCTCACCACGGGCTTTTCCTTCCTCGCCGTGGTTCACCCCCGCTCCGCCCACAGAGACAAGCTGTTTAAACTCGTTACTGCCGATTTTTTTCACAGTGCAGATTTTGCGCATAACGGACTCATCGTTAAGCTGCTGCATAATCTGTTTGTTAAGTTCGGGAATAACGGTATAACCGCCATCTTCCGGAATGCCGGTGGACAGGCTGCGGGCTTCCCCGGTCAGAATGTAGGTGCGTAGTTCGTCGTTGCTTACGCCGTTTTCGTTCACCGGGTGGCCTGGCTGGTTGCGTTCTTCGCTGGCTATGGCTTCGTAGCGGCTGATTTCAGTATCGAGTGTCTGAGCGCGGGTGCGGAGTTCGTCAAACTGCGAGCCTTCCTCATCGGTCAGGCTGCGTTTTTCGCTGTCGGCTTTTTCAAGCAGGGTACGCATCTGCGTTTTGAGTTCGGTTTTTTGCTGGCGTAATTCGAGTAATTTCTTCATGGAGTGGTTTCCGTAACAATTAATGTTAAGACGTGAAACCAGCGCTTTAAGGGATGTCCACCCGGAGAGAAAACCGCGGATCTGCCGGAAGAACCGGGTGGACAGTGGCGGCTCACGTCTGAGTGCCGCTCTTCAAGATATACATGAAAAATATAAAGAAAACCCCCGTAAGAGACAGGGGTAAGAATGGGTAAACATGAGTACAAATAATTTACAAATCTTTTTTCTTTTGCACTATTCCTGTTATAATCGGAAAGGCATTGAGCATCATCATAAGTAACCCAAGAATAAATGATATAACCCCGGCCAATGCCCCTAACTTTTCTTGAAAAACCTGTGATACGAAATACATGTTAGGAATAAAAATAATCATTGATATTACATAAAGCACTTTACTAATCACCCCGTTATATCGGGTTTTAAAGGCTTCTCTTTCGAGCAAGGCTAGTGAAACATAGGCCGTGATCATTGCATAAAATGACCACGCTAAAAAATTGGCAGACTCGTTAAATGCTTCTCTTAACGGAATGAAAAGGTGTGGCATCATTATTTCTCACTCATCCATTCAGGAGGTTCAGGCAGCAAGCGCCGATACCCTTCCAGGTGTTCCAGCAACGCATCAAGCTGTTCAGTATTTGTGACAATCCGTTCTCCGGAAAGAGTATGCATAATGCAACCGCTCGGATCATCCCAAAAAAATGCTTCCTGCTCTAAGGAAGGTGCGAATAAGCAGGTCAT